CTTTACCTAATCCTGGACTACAGGGTGGTGACAATGGCGGTGGCGGTAGTGGTGGCCCTGGTGGTGGACTTACTTTTGGCCCTGGTGGGCAACCTATTTGGGATGATGGCATGGGTGGCCCTGGATACGGCACAGGGCAAGGCACAGGTACTGGATCTGTAGATAACTCAGTAACCATTGTGGTTGAAGGATCAGTACTTGATGGTGAGGATTTTTCAGACATTATCAATCGTGCGATGTTGGACAACATACGGCGCGGTTTGAGTCAATTCCCAGCTGGAACGTTGCCAGGCTAATGACAGTTCCAGTAATCAATGCAGTTATTAACTTTGGTACAGGTGCAGCCTTTGCTCAGGCTTTCATAATTGGTGAAGGCATATTAGGCACTAACGTATTAGCAGACTCAGCTGCGCTAATTGTGGATGTAAGTAACGTAGTAGATAGCGTTTCAACTAAGCGCGGCCGATCAGCTACAGCCGATGAATTCCAGACAGGATCGCTAACCCTTCGCATCGTAGATCAGAACGGCGATTTCAACCCACAGAACCCAGCAAGCCCTTACTACGGCTATCTAACACCGATGCGTAAGGTGGCAATATCCGCTACTTATGGCGGCAGCACCTATGACATGTTCTCGGGATTTATTACCAGCTACACGACCACTACGCCAAAAAATGCTAACGATGTGGTTTACACAGTTATAACGGCCGTTGATGCCACGCGCTTGGCTCAAAATGCCCAGATTAGTACAGTTACAGGCGCAACTGCTGGCGATCTAAGTGGGACAAGAATTAACCAGATCCTTAACACTATTTCATGGCCAGCATCTATGCGCGATATTGATGCTGGTTTAACTACTTTGCAGGCAGATCCCGGTACAGCCCGTACAGCCTTAGCAGCTTTACAGACAGCCACAAATAGCGAATATGGCGCAATATATGTAGATGCATCTGGATCGTGGACGTTCCAAGACCGCTTGGTAACTACGGCAAGCATCGGCGGTACGCCTACAGTATTTAACGATAACGGCACAGATATTGGTTATGCCAATGCCGTATGGCGATTAGATGACACCCTTGTATTTAACCAGGCTAATATTACTAGAACAGGTGGCAGCGTTCAATCTGCCGTAAATTCTGCCAGCGTTGAAAAATATTTTGCGCATACTTATAACCAGCAAGATTTACTAATGCAGACCGATCAGGTTGCGCTGGACTATGCCCGTGCATACGTTGCAAGCCGTGCCGAAACCAGCGTTAGATGCGATGCAATCGAGCTAGACCTATACACAGATAACTACGTCAATGGCATATTAGCTGCGCTTGATCTTGATTTTTTTGACCCGGTAACTATCACTACTAACCAGCCAGGTGCATCTACCCTTACAAAGACCCTTCAAGTTTTCGGCGTGGCACATAACGTTACACCTAATAAATGGCGTACTACCTTTACTACACTTGAACCTATTATTGATGGGTTTATTATTGGTAATGCTAACTATGGCGTTTTAGGACAAAATGTACTTTCATACTAAGGAGAAATAAATGGCAACAGGCTTTCCAGCAGTAACAGGTGATGTATTAACTAGCGGCATGTTTAACGGCCTGGTGGCATTTACCCTTAACGCGCAAACAGGTGCTAGTTACACAGCGGTATCGACCGACCAATACCAAGTGCTAGTAACGATGTCTAACGCATCTGCTAACGCGTTTAAGATACCTACTAACGCATCGGTGGCTTTTGCTATCGGTACAGTTATTACAGTCATGAGTATTGGCGCAGGCACTTGTACTATCTCAGCTGTAACTAGCGGTACAACTACAGTGCTATCTGCTGGTGCTGTCGCAGCATCTCCAACACTAGGACAATACAAAGCAGCATCATGTATTAAAACTGGCACAGATACTTGGTACGTTGTAGGGGCTATTGGATAATGTTAAACACAATTGTAAGCATTTTAGGCAGCGCCAATAAAGCAACAGTAACTGGCGGCACTTTATATACATCTGGTGGATTTAACTATCGTGTATTTACTGCTGGTGGCACACTTGGCGTATCAGGTGCAACTTTAGTGTGCGATGTGCTAGTCATTGCTGGTGGTGGTGGTAGTTCATCACAATATACGGGTGGAGCTGGTGCGGGTGGAGTTTGCTATCACGCTGGCCGTAGTGTTACTTCTAATGTGACAATAACAGTAGGTGGTGGTGGTGCTGCCGCAGCTAGTAATAGTTTTCAAGGCGGTCAAGGATCAAATAGCGTGTTTGACACAATTACAGCTTTAGGCGGTGGCGGTGGCGCATCCGTAAACGTGTCAGGTGGCGCGGGCGTTTCTGGCGGTTCTGGATCAGGCGCAGCATTTAATTCAACTTCGGTAGGCGCAGCTACTCAGGGTAACTCAGGTGGCGCAACTGGATATGGAAATGCTGGCGGCGCGGGATTAAATTCGGGTAATCAGCCATCTGGCGGTGGTGGTGGCGCAGGTGCGGCAGGTGCTGCTGGCGCTGGATCAGCGGGTGGTGCAGGTGGTATTGGATTAAATACTTGGTCATCGTGGGCTAGTGCTACAAGTACAGGCCAGTCAGGTTATTACGCAGGTGGTGGTGGCGGAAATATTGCTACTGCTGGTACTTACGGCGCAGGTGGATTAGGCGGCGGCGGCGCAGCAATTTTAACTAACGGTACACCCGGTACTGCCAATACTGGCGGCGGCGCGGGTGGTGGCGGCCTTCCCGGTGCTGGTGCTGCGGGCGGTTCAGGAATAGTAATTGTGAGGTATCCAGTATGAGTCATTGGGCAGAAATAGATGAAAACAATATTGTGTTGCGCGTACTTGTAGGCGATAACAATGAACCTGATGAAGGCCAATCCTTTATGGAATCACTTGGCGGTACATGGGTCAAAACAAGTTACAACGGCAATATCCGTAAAAACTACGCAGGCATTGGTGATATTTACAATGCTGAGAAAGATGCGTTTATCGCACCTAAATGTCATGAAATTGCCACGTTAGATGAAATCACTTGCCGATGGAATTGTGACGATGACAGCCATAAGTTATAACGGCTGGCCAGCATCTAAAGATGTTGAGTCTATCCGTATCAAGTCTTACGCGATCAAGGGCAGCAAGGTAAAACTGCGATGCGCCTATTTTGCTGCACCTTTATTGGTCGCCTTTGCAGAGGCCTTTAATGAATTGATCGAGCCGATCGATGGCGGTGCGTTAGATGATTGGGGCTACTGCTACCGAGATGTTAGAGGCGTACCGGGCAAGTTGAGTAATCACAGCAGCGGTACGGCAATCGACCTTAACGCGACTAAGCATCCGCTAGGCAAGGCTGGCACGTTCCCAGCTGAGAAAGTACCGATGATCCTGGCATTATGTAGAAAGTACGGCCTAAATTGGGGCGGTACATGGACACGCAAGGACGAGATGCACTTTGAGGTGGGGATCGACCCCGTAAAGGCTGCCAAATTAATAGAGAAGTTAGGATTAAGTTATGCCGACTAGCGCACAAGTAACAGTAACTACAACAGCCACACTTTTAGTAGCTGCCAATATTATGGATCAGACAGTATTGCTACATAATCTAGGCGGCGGTGCTGTCTATTTAGGCGATGCTAACGTAACTACATCTAACGGCTACAAACTAGATAATGGCGATAAACTGCAAGTGCCGGTAGGCGATCACGAAGGCTTATATGGTATTGCTGCATCGGGTACGCATACGATTGCAGTATTAAAACAAGTCAACTAAGGGCATTTAGGAGTAAGACCATGAAAGAACAAGCTAAGGCCGCTGGCCTGTCCTACCTACGCGCTGCGTTTAGTTGCGCAGCTGCGCTTTACATGTCCGGCATTACAGATTACAAGACACTAGGCAACGCGTTCATAGCAGGACTACTTGGCCCATTATTGCGCGCCATGAATCCAAGCGACAGCACTTTCGGCGTTAAGTAATGACTGCCGCCCAGTCGCTAATAGCAATAGCCATAGGACTATGTACTCTTATGGGGTTTGCGGCTGGGCTGGTTCGCCATCTAGTAAAGTACTATCTAAGCGAATTACGCATGGACAATAACGGCGGCCATAACCTACGCGGTCGAGTAGATCGCATAGAGGCTAAGGTCGATAGCATTTACGAGATGTTACTAACCCGTTAGGGCGTGTCGGTTATTGACCGCTGTCATACCCAGGCTTTACCCTTTATTTACACGTTAGGCAGGGCTACCTAATTCGGTGTAGCACGGCTTAACCCAAACAAGGGCGAAGTAAATGGATATAGAAAAAGTAGCAGTATTCGTAATAATGGTGAGTATTGCTTGGTTTATCGTAGGTTGGTCGGTCGGTTACAAAGAAGGCGTAAAGGATGGCTACAATCGTGGCCGTGCAGCTGGTATGCGTGTAGCTAGTGATCGTGTGGTCAAGTAATGGCCTTTGACCTAAATAATTATGAGGATGTAAACAGCCGCATCAAGCGGTTTAGAGAAACCCATATTGCAGGGCGCATAACTACCGAAATCGTTGAGTTAAACGTTAAAGATGGTTATGTAGTAATTAGAGCCTGCGTATTCCGTGAGCATGAGGATGTAGTGCCGGCAGCTATTGACTATGCCTTTGAGCAAAGATCAGATCGAGGCGTAAACAGGGACTTTTGGATTGAGAACTGCAGCACTAGCGCAATCGGTCGAGCCATCGGGTTACTGATGCCTAGCGATGCACGGCCTACACGGCAGGACATGGAGAAGGTAGAACGCTTAGCGGCTCAGCCTGCAGTAGAGGTTGATCTATGGGCTACTGCTGTACCTGCAGTAAAGGTTGATGGCGTAGGTAGTGTGCGCCCTGCAGCTGAAACTATTGCAGACATCAAAGCGCAATTAGGCAGCGAGATCGTAGATCCTGCACCTATTTGCTCGCATGGCCGCATGGTTTACAAAGAAGGCGTAAGCGAGAAAACAGGCAATAAATACCGGGGCTATACCTGTAGCAGTAAGTCACGGGGCGATCAATGCAAACCAATATGGCTATAACTGAGATGGCTCAGATCGTCCAGGTAATCTTAGATCGATCGCAGGAGTTACAGGCAGCAGCTAGTGGGTTTGCCCGTAGCACAGGCGAGAAGGCTAATACGCCCGACCATGCTGGCCGATATAACACAAAAATAAACTTTCACGAGTTCGTATCCGAGCATAGTGAAGCCGCTGGCGCAGAAATAGCAGTAGCGCAGTACATGGGTATCCGTAACTTTATACCTACTGTAAATACTTTCCACGATGCGCCAGACATACAGCTAGGCAATTTAGGGTTTGAGGTTAAGTGGACTAAATACATTAACGGCCATTTGATTATCCATAAGGATTACCCAAGGCTTAGCGATGTAGCAATCCTTGTCTGTAATAAGAGTCCGGTATATCAGATCATCGGCTGGATGCCCGTGCTATGGGCTAAGAAAGCCAAGTATTACAACGCAGCTGATGGTAATTTCTGGGTATCTCAACGTGAGTTATTTGAAATGGATGCGCTAAGGAAGTCTATATATGGCATTACTGAGGCTTAACTGCAGGGTTTGCGCCAAGATTGGCCCTGGCATGCAAACACACAAGATCGTAGATGAATTTATTAACTTGCCGCCTAACGTAGTTTGCGTTCAATGCTTAGGCTGTGGCGTTATGGGCATAGAGATGCTACTCAATAGTGAACGCGCTAAAGACGAGGACATGCTAAATGACTAATGAACTAAAGATCAGCTGTAACTGCGAGGATTACAAAGAAATGAGCCTGTCGGTTCACCTGGTCAATGGAATTATCCCTATCATCATAATCAAGTGCGAAAACTGCATGAGTGCCTACACAGTCATGCCTAATTCGGTGCAGCATGCTTAAAATAGGCGAAGGCATTAACGATGAGAAAAACGTTTATTGGAAAATACACAGGCATTTAGACGCAAATCGCAGCACACAATCATGGGCACAATTAGTAAATTATGAGGCTCTTAAAGCAATTGTATTTTTACACAAACCTACCGTAAATAATGATAACTGTACGGGTTGCAATGAACTATATCCATGTAAAACAATAGCTTTGATTAGGAGCAGCATAAATGCCTAGTTACTTATATCGCTGCGATCAATGCGGTGCAGAGCTAGAAATGAATCACCCGGTAAGTACACACGGCGACAGCGCACCTTTATGCTGCAGCTACCCAATGATGCGCGTGTTTAGCGCGCCATCGATCATATTTAAAGGAACAGGATGGGGTAAAGATAAATGAGTAATACAGAGATGCGTACGATATTGCAGGATCTTAGGGAACTACTAGCTAAAGAGATCGAGCACAAGTTCATGCCGTTACATGTATGCCAGGTATGCGACAACATAGCCGTGGGCGCGTTAGTAGAGCAGATCGTTGCCACGATTAGGGGCGATAATGATTAATCCCGATGACTGGAAAATGGCCGAACGCATAGCCGAGAACAGCAATACATTTAAAACGCCGCAAGATGTTATGACTGCCTTTGAGGATCTTATGAAGCAAGTTGAAGCGGAAGGCGATAACGATGAGTAAGCGGCTTGGTGAGAAGTTTTACACAGTTGCGGATAACGCTGTGTATAACGCATGCTGTGACTCAATACAGTTTAAGTACCTGTGTATAACCTGTGGACAGAACGCAGGATGCTATTTCTGCAGCTTTAACCCAGATGAAAAGCATGAGTGCGATGAGTAGCGACACGCCCAAGATCCCGCGTAAATTGAAATGGATTTGGTGGTATGTGCTACCATCTATTCTTGTAACAGCATTTAATAATAATGCTTATGCTATAAATAATAATGATATAGAGAAAGAAAAATATAAACTCTATAGTCATATAAAACTAACTAACCATAGGCAATACCTATGTCTAGAGCAGCTTTGGTACTTAGAGTCTAAGTGGAATTACCGGGCTGATAACAAGCGATCATCTGCATATGGAATACCACAGCTGTTAAAGCTAAAGACTAATGATCCTTATAAACAGATAGATGCAGGACTTAAGTACATAGCCCATAGGTATGGCACACCATGCAAGGCATTGACATATCATCTAAAGACTGGGCACTACTAATGGCTAAGCGCGGTGATCCTAGGCTGTCGGCTGGGTACAAGATGGTTAGGCTACGGGTACTGCATCGAGATAACTACGTCTGCTATTACTGTGGTGGTGATGCTAACCAGGTGGATCATGTAGTACCTATATCAAAGCAAGGTGATGTAATGGATATGGATAACATGGTGGCAGCTTGTAAGAGGTGCAACGTAAGCAAGGGCAACAGCTCACAGGGCGTTTTTTTAGCCAAACAGGCTAC